AGTAATAGCAACACCAGATTCAACTTCTCTTTCATACATAACGATGTAAGTATCTACGCCTGCAGCTGTAGGTGGTGTAAATTCTCCCCCTTCTGTAAGAGCGTATTTATCTGTTGCAGCAGCGGTATCTTTCTCATATGCAGTACCCATGGAACCATTTGCGCTGAAAGCATTTACTTTTACAGTACCATCAACAACTCCTGTTAATGTTGCTTTTGCACCAGCTTTTACAGTAATAATTTTTGGCATTTTAATTTTATTAGTAGAAGAAGCAGTTCTTTTACCTTCACCAGACGCAGCGCCAATAACGTTCAGGTTAATCATTGCATTATTTGCAGTAAACTCACCTGTTTTGGCCTTCCAGAAACGTTTGATCAGGTTACCCTGATTATCTGTTGCATCTGTTGACTCAGCACTGATATTAATAGTTGCATCCTGAAGCTGAGTTAATGCATATAATGGATTTCCGCTAAGATCTTCAGCATATCCATACTGAACACGGTCGATTACGATATCATCTAATGTA